TAATATGTATTTTATTAGTATTGCTTCCTCCATCTATCAGAAAAAACATTTCTCCTATTTCAGCTTCTCTGAGACTTGGAAGAACATCCACCACCTTGATCTTAGGCGGTTCAACTCTAGTAATATTTAATGCCACTTTATTTCACCTTTTTTTTAGTTTTAACACCTTGGGCTTATCTTTTATTACTGGTTTGGATTCGACTTTGACTTCAATCGGTTCTTTTTTTGGTTCTTTCGGTTTTTCTTTTTCCTCTTTAATGGCTTCCGGTTTTTCTTTTTCCTCTTTAACCTTGGCTTCCATAAATTTAGGTGTTCTATCAAAATCTTTCAAACCCAGACCAATTTTTCCAAATGTGTTATCAATTTCTTTGGAAATTTGTTCTGCAAAAATTTCCTTATCTTTTTCTGGTAACATCTGAATGAGATCTTCAGCTACACCAGGTTTATTCATGGACAAAGTTTTTCCGCCCATATGAATCCTGTGAGCTCCTCCCAATTCCTGGTGATGAGCGGCAATCTGTCTTTTCAAATTCCAATCACTCGCCATTATATTTTCACCTTTTGTTTTTTTAATCATTAAGTAAAAGGAAAAAAAGAAAGAATTTCCTTTAATCAAATAAATCCTATTTTTTCTTTGGTTCGACCTCCACTGTTGGCGCTTCAAACACTCTGTTCAGCAATTCAATATGCATCTTCCCAAATCCTTTGATTGTCTCGAATGCTGTTTTGATTTTGTGATAATCTGCTTCTTCGAGCAGAACTTCACCCTTTGCTTCTGCTATCTTGTCAGCTAATTTCCCTCTCAAGATTGTTTCCCTTCCATCAAGTTTTAAGTCTGGATGAAAAATCACATCTTGAATCCATTGGCTTACATTTAGCGGTATTTTTGTTTTTTCTTCACCATTTGGACTTGGAATTTCTATTGTGTATGGTCTCAAATCAATCTTTCTCAATTACATCACCCTAATAATTACTTTTGAATTGCTGATATTTTAAATTTTCTATCTTCAATAAAAAAAAAGAGAGATAGATTATTAAGGTTTAGTCTGTCCATACCGGGAAATAGTAAGCAGTTTCTGCTATGTATATTTTCAACCAGTATGCTGGATTTCCTGTTTTTGGTGAGTTTGTCATCGTCGCTGTGTTTGATGCTGCGGTTTTTGTCATTCCAGTCCAACTTCCATCCCCGTCTTCGATGGATAAAATTCCATCCCAATCAACAGTTCCAGTAGCTGCCCTTATTCTGTAACCGCATATTATTCCTGTCTTGGTTCCTGACCCGCCTATTCCCACCGAACAACCGCATCCATGTGAGTTTGCTGCTAATGTTCCGTTAAGATCTAATCCAAAGGTTGCTCCTCCAACATCTCCGAGGCTTCCATTTAGATTGATAGTTTTTCCTGTCATTATTGTTGTGTTACCCCAAATCGAACTTAATCCTCCTGTTCCTGTATAATTTGCATTCAATGTTAAGTCTGGATGCAAAGCCGCTGTTGAAACGTCTCCGCTCGCTACTGCTGTTGTTGTTAGCATTCTTACTGTCATAGTTTCTGTGTAGCCCGTTAATGCTGTTCCGCCGTCATCACAGTAGAATCCATTGCCCTGCGATGTATCCCATGAAGCTCCAGCAAGTTTTATTCCGCTTCCAGCACTGTTCGAATCAGCACCTACGAAAATACCTTTTATGGTAGCTGAACCTCCTTGAATCTGAATTGCATATCCAGTACCATCTGCTTTTATAGCTGTGTTTTTAATATAGATACCTTTCGTGCAAGTCCCATCAATGTTTATTGCTGATGTAGCAAATGTTCCACCCAAATCAATTCCAATGGCACTCGTAGTGGATTGCATGTCAATCCCACCAGTTACTGCTAATTTGCCTGCTGATATTCCACCGAATATAATGTCATCCTGTATTGTCAAGTCTCCTAAAATATTGGCATCCTTACATGTTATTGTACCGCTATGCCAACCGAAAGGTTTTCCTCCACCTTTCTGAGCTTTTAAAGTCATAATTTTGCCTCCATTTTTTTTTGAAAGTTTAACCACCCTTCATCCTAATGTCTGGGATTGAACTCATCCTTTCGGACTTGTTCCCAACTTCCGTTGGAAAATAAAAAATTAACAAAAGTCGCCAATTTACCATGCCCATTTTATTGGGTTTAGGTTGTTGAAACATCTAGGAAGACTACTGCATCTTCTTGGATTGCTCTTGATTGGTAAGACTGTTCCAATACAACTCTCTGTTCCAAATTGCTTGGATAAGAGAATGCATAAATCCTTGGCCTTACACCATAAGCTAACCCACCGCATTTCTTCGCTTTGACCATCATACATCTGTCTCCCGCTACTGCGGTTGTACCGGTTGTACCGATTCCATCAGGCGTAGATGAATAAGCTGTTGACGCGGCAGTATGTTCGACGTTTGAAGTAACGAGAATCTTCACTCCAAGATATTTCCCGATTTCACCGTTCATGACGACCTCATTGCTCCCATATTCAGCTGCGTTAACAAACTGAGAGTCTGTCAAGAGAACATTCTCTTGTTCAGGGGCAATGAAGAGCACGAATGGCTCATCCGGAGATGGATACCATGGGTTCTTTACATAAGAACTGGAGTTCTCTGCTTCGGCTGCGGCTGAACCACCAGCTGCGGCCCAATATCGAACTTTAGTAGATTGCAATTTTCTCTTGGCTTCTGCTATCATATCAGTTGTAAGCGTATCGCCTGCGGCTAATTCTATATAGCCCCTGGCGTCTCCACCATAAACTGATTGCGCACCACCACTCGCTGAAGCGGCGGTCCTTGTAGCGTCACCCAAGGCTGTTGCGACTGCAATATCTACTACATCTCCTGCGTAGTAAACTAACTCTTCTCTCGCATGCTGAACCAGATTGACCAAGTTTATTTGGACAGCATAATTGGATATAGAACATCCAGCATTGTGACGTGCCGGAGTGAATACCACACCATCCAAGTTGTTCAATTCAGTCCAGTTTATTTCTGACGATTCAGATGTATTGCTGTTCCACGAAGGCATCATGTATTTGACTTTTGGCACAATCAGGTCTTTCGTCCCTGTTGGCAAGTCCAATACTCTGACTGCGTTAGTGAAGAAGAATCTCTTTTGCGCAGCCTTAACTATATCCTTTAGCCATGTTGTTGGCTCAAGTTCATAGGCTGTATGCGAGTCTCCCCTTGCACTTGTAGATGTTGTCTTTGTAGCCAATTCTTGTATTGTCTTCATTTTAAACACCTGCTTTACCCCTAAGATAATTCATCATCCCTTTATCGGATGGTGCAATATCTGAAGGATACTCCACTTCGGACATTGTAAATTCCTTGTTGGCTGTCATGTCTGGCTCTTCAACTTTTTGGGATTGAAGTTCAGACAATTGGGCTGTCAAGGATTCAACTTTGCTTCTTAGATCGGAAATTTCAAGGTCACTTAATTTTGTTCCTGCCTTGTAAGCGGCCATGGCATCTGATAATGTCTTGCCGGGATTCTTCTCAAGGAAGGATTTTGCAAATTCAGTGTACGCTGATAATTCCGCTTCTATTTCAGCTTTGTTGTCAACTTTTGTCTCTTCGCATTTCTGTTCTTTCTTCTGCATTTCCTCTTCTGGAGGAACTGTTTCTTCAGGCTTTTTCTTATCCTTTAGAATTTTTTCTGCAGCAGAAAGGATTCCTTTCTCTTCTTCAGTCATGTCTTCCATTTTCTTTTCTTCTGTCATTTTTTTCACTTCTGTATTATCGGCGTTGCCGCCAGATAAAGCATTATCTTTTTTAAGTTCAGGATATCTCCTGTAAACGGCATTTCTTACCCTGGATTTCTCTTCGGGAGTGCCGTGAGCTGAAACTCTTGCCAGGGCATTTCTTGCATGCGCAATATCATGTATAGGATAACTCCTATCTTCTGGTATTGCAAAAGAACTGTCCGGAAGTTTCTTCCTTTGTTCTGGTGTTAATTCAGCTAATTCTTCCATTTTCTCTACCTCCGAATTATTTATAAAGGCTGTCTTTACAGCCGGATTGATGACAACAGAAAAATTGTCAAAAGTATAATCCCTCATTATATGGTTCTCTTCATCACCGACCACTTTTGGCGATATTCCAAACTTTGCCCCATACAGCAAAGCCCTTGCAGCATCTTCATTTACAACAACCAAATCTCCTATCATATTCCTCCCGTCTAATTTAACATTGATGACTTCGCCAATCCATTTTGAAGCTTGGTTGTCCATGTGGTCCCATAGCAAAGCCCTCTTTTCTTTCATGGTCCAATCAGTATTCTGCCATGCCCTTTGGATTGTGTTGTTGTCGTAGTAATAATCATTCCAAATACCAGGGCTCATGAGAATTCTGTCTTTGACTACAAGAGGCAATTTAATGTTAGTCAAATCCGGCATTTGAAAATCCTTTTGATTTAGAGTTTGTATAGTCATCATGGGTTGCTGCTTAACCATGATTAGAACATAGATATAGTCTATTTATAAATCAACACGTTTTATAGGAATCCGAGGCATTTCTGATACTTCCATACAGTATGCTTGCAAACACCAACATTTTTGGCAATATCTCCCCTACTACTACCTTCCTTGCTCATTTTAAAAATCATTTTAATTTGGGCGTCATTGAGCGGTTCCCTTTTATCGCTTTTTAATTTATCAAAAAGCAAAATATTTTTGTCTTTAATTTTTGTTATTCGGAAAGAAAAAACACCATTCAGATTTTTGTAATTGTCTTCTCTTCTTAATGCAAACTGGATTGGAATATTGCTGAGTTCAGCCTCTTTCATAATCTTATTGTTTATTTTTCCTTTATCGGATCTCATCCTTAATATCAATTTGCTTTCAGAGGAATTAACAACCCTGTAAGTTCCCTTGCCGACAATCTGAAAAATATCACGGTTTTCCGCTTCTTCATGAAATCCTTCAAACATCATCCATGCTTTCTGCTGTGGTTCTTTTATTCCGCATCTTAAATTTTGAGGATTTGAAGTCAGCAAATCAGGATGCGATATGCTTGCAGGAGTGAAAAGTGTGAATCCTTCAAGATGTTCCCCTACATCAAATCTTATGTCAGAATGGCCCATTTTTCCAGACCAGTGATGTTGCAATATCCAATCATACCATTTCCCGTCATTTTTTATCATGTTGAATGCCTGAATCATTCTATCTGGAAATGCATTGAAATCATTTTTTTCAATGCCTTCCCCAAAAATCTCCACCTTTTCCTTTTCAGGAATCTCAGGAATATCTTCCTTTGGGAGATCCAATATTTTTTTGTCAAATTCTATGCCACGATTAATTAATTCTTCTGCCACCATTTTCGCAAGGTTCATGACGGTTTCGTTTGAATGAGGAATTTCCTCCCCATTTAATTTGGAATTTATCCAGCCGCGTATTATTTCCCAATCTTTCAGAAGGGACTCATTATCCAGGGAAATGGGATTATACTGCTTTACATTTCTTATAAGCTCAAATTCCCTATCCATAAGGAATTCTATATTTTTTAATGCATTGGATGTCGGGCTGTTTGAAATATTGACTCTCTCCATTTTTTCAAACTTTTTTATCCAGTCAAAACTGTAAATCCAAAAATCCTTCTTTTTAGGCCACCATTTTTCTGCATCGGCATCAGATACCAAATGGATATTTTGCCTCTCCTTGAATTCCTTGAAATTTATCTTGAAAGGCTCATGAAGCCTTACAACCCCGTAAGTGAAACGTGAATCACACAAATAAAGCGCAACCTCAACCATTTCCGTATAATTTTTATCAAGAAGAATCATGCCTTGCTTTCCAAGCCAAACCCATTCTGCATGAGGTTCTTCTAAAAACAATCCGTCTCTCTGCTCGATCAACAGCATTGATTTTTTTTCACTCTCCTGTTTCGGTTCCACTTTCAACACCCTCTATCAAGGTATCTCCTCAGCTTCTTTGACCATCTTTATCAATTTGTCATCAGCAGTTAAAATTCCAGATTGAACATATCCTATTAACCTCTTCGATTTCGAATCCAAATCCTGGACACTGACAGGAGGCCATAACAATAATGGATGTTCCGAAAAACCTTCACCGGCTGCTATCATGTCAAATAATTTGTTGAAATAATAACTCAGCCTGTCCTGGATCATCTCAACAGTCTTTTGGAATAATTCAGTCTGGCTTGCCAAGGTTGCCCTGTTAGTTTCTTCACCGGCACCAGTGACATAAGGCTTTGGTATTCCCATGCCAGAAACTTCAATATCAATGAAATGATCTAAAACATCTTTTATTTTTTCTAATTTCTTTGGCTCTAAAATTTCGACTTTATTGTAATAAGGAAGACCAAATACGCTGTTATAATCGGAAGTCTGTAGTTTTTTGACTATATCATCAATTTCCTGCGTAGTCGGTTCATGCTGTTCATTTCCCACATAAGTCATCTTGATTGGAAAACCGGTCCTGTAAGTGCTTTCTGCAAGGCCTTCCTCGATGTTCATCCTTCTGATGGAAGTGGTCAATATTGGTTCAAGAAAACCAATTCCCGTATATCCATTTCCTATAACAAATAATTTGAAATGGAGAATCTTCTCTGCCGGAATTTTTATCTCCATTGTATTTCCTGTCCCCGTATCTTTAGTTGTTGGGACTATCAATTTTTGAATGTAGCCAACCGGATAGCCGTATTTATCAACTTTTATTACATCACTTCCTAAATCTTTCTGGTATTCAATTGTTTTGGGATCTAAAATTTTGACAGCCACAATCCTTTTTGCCGGACCTCCTTTTGGCGGAAGCAATTCCAGATAGCAATTTCCATAAACGAGCAAATGAGTCAATATCTCGGGCATCAAATTTTCCATTTCATTCCTTTTGAGCCATTCATTGTAAAAATTTATTATATTTTCAGGGAGAATGTCAGGGCCAATAATGTATCCTTCTGCCGTGACTATTTTTCTTACAAAATTAACTCCATTGAATGCAATAGGATCAGTTTTATAGCATGATTCAAGATTCGTGGAAAGGGCAACACTTGGAGATGACTGCGAAGTTGCGAGTTCGGCAACAGGAGGAGTAGAAACCCAATTCTTTGTTTTTGTTTTTTCAGCCAATTCAAATGTCTTTAACCCGAATAATTCGCCAAATGTAGCCATTATCTACGCACCTCTCTTATCAGTTGCACCAATTCAAACCTTATAAACCAGAATAAAAGGCCAATTCCAAATATTTTTTTAACATTAAAATTATAATCAAAAAGCAGGAATAACATAGCATCGAGCATCAACCCATATAACGCCACAACAAAAATTGTCTGAACAAACTTCGATTTAAATGCCGCCAGAAGCCATTTTTTGGGCTTCTCAAATACCGCTTTAAGCCTAGAAAAAGTTATTTTTGAGCCCATATTAATTTTATTAATGAAGTTTCAATAAATATTTATCTTTAATGTGTAAAGTTTATTTCTCTCTGGCATTAAAATTAATGTGAATAACACCTTTTTCTTTGTCATATTCATTCATCAATCCAATATCCTTAACTTCCTTGTCTGTTGACACATAAGATACAAATTTCCTTGAAACACCAGCAGCCTTGCATGCCAGAGCCAATGAAATTACAGTATCATCATGGGCCCCAAAGGACTTCAACTTTACAACTGTCGGATTTTCAATATCGCTCTCATAACCAAATTTTGACAATTCTTCTATCAATATTCCCGTGAGATAATGACATATTCCTGCCCCATTCCCCCTTGGAATTACCAACTGGTTATTCTCCACGATCCTCTGCAAAAAGGCAAGCAATTGATTCCTTGTCTGGGCATCAAAAGGAGTCCCCACTATTGGAAGAAAATCGTCAATCAAATTCTGGACTATTATCTTTCCAAAATTGCTTTCATCGAGATTCATCCTCTTTAATTTCCATTTTTGGTTCAGCGCTATAAGTTTTGCTTCCTGGGTTTTGGGTGGCATGCCTTTCAATCTTTCCATATACCTGATTATGTATTTGTCGTCATCAGTTTTTTCTATGATGGTAAAGACGGTAAAATCAGCATGGGATTCTGAGGAAATGGCAAAATCAGCCCCGAGAAAATATGTTTTTCCAAATTCCGGCTCCATAAATCCAAGTTCCCATTGAACACATTCATGTATCTTCTGGTTTTTGAAAAGCTGTGTTTCTTTTGGTATTGGCGTTACGAGATATTCCTTGTTATAAGCATCCTCCCCAATTTCTTTTTTAATTTGGTCAAGCTTTTCAAGGGAAAATACTTCCGGCCATAAGGCATGCCTTTTTCCTTTTTCATCAACATATTCAGCCTTATAAACAAGGGATTCAAACTCAGGATTATTTTGAAGGTCCGATAACAAATCAAATTCTGTCATCGGCGTTCCAATGGCGCATATATTCCCATTTTTGGTCTGGGCAGTAGGCGAGATTATCCTGGCAAATACGCTTTTGTCTTTGAACAATGAAACTTCATCAAGGATGACATAATCCACATGCACACCCCTTGCATTTTCATTGTTCGGCTTGCAGTAAATCTTGCATCTTGTTGAAAGGTGGATCTCGCTCATGGACCATTTTGCATCAGCGTCAACCGGCAGAAGATTTAAAAGGAGCTCATTCTGCCTTATTGTCTCCTTGATGATGGTAAGGATTTTCCCGGACTGTTCAAGCGTGTTTGCAACTATCAATATTTCCTTGAACTGGTTGAACAGGCAAATCCAAAGAGGATAAGCAACTCCCAAAATTTCTGTTTTTCCATGTCCCCTCGGAGCCGCTATGACCGTCCTTTTTTTATTGTGGATTGAATAGAACCATTCCATGTGATAATCTTTTATTTGAAGCCCTTTTTTATGGTCTATTGGATTTTGGATTACCCTTTCACAGAAAAATTTGAACGAGACCGAACACTTCATCAGAAAACTTTGCATGTCTTCTCCCTGAAGAATGTCATCAAGCGTTCTCATTATTTATCACATTTTTAGTGTCAAGGTGGCTACCTCTTACACTTACTGAATAACACCGCATGCAGAGAGATTCGATGATGCTATTCAACCTTGATTTCACCATTTATTTCTTCATATGTTTCTAAAAAAATATCATTTTTTATAGGATAGAATTCGCCTTTAACTCCCTTGATTATCCAATCATTTTTTTGAAGCACATAACTGTCTCCTTCCAGTGTTTTTATCCTATATGTAAAAACATGAGTTATAGTATTCCAAGTTCTTAATAAACTTTCATTAACAAAATCTTTTAATTCCTTTTCATTATTTCCGGTCCATTGAACTGCTTCAATTATAACTGGTTTCTTTCTAAATTTTTTTATCATTAAAAACCTCTTTCGTTATATTTGTTCTCCATAAATCAAAATTTCCTTCATTTTTTCCATCAAGATTAAATTTATTTTTTCCCCATAGTTTGTTGTATTTAAAAATTTATTGAATTTTCTGCAAAGAATTAAATTCTGAATGAAAGTAATTGGATTTAATGTCTTCTTTTTTGGAACTGCTTTGAATACCATCTTCATTTTACTTATCACCATTTATTTTTTTCAATTCCCCTTCATGCTCTGCCGAATGCGTGTCCCCCATAGTTTCTTTTCCAATTAACTTGGAGACGTCCTTGAACTCTAAATTAGCAAACGGCTCTCCATCCGTCCTCGGGTTGTAAGTTGAAATCATTATCGGGCCCTTGATGATGTAGTCGGTTATATGCCCGCACAAAACAATCGGGTCAATCATTATCTTGAACCCAGCATCAATCACTTTCTTGCAGAAAGGCAAATCCTCAGTCCCGCCCTCATGCTGAAAAGCAAACCAGGGATAATCTATTTTATTGCATATTTCCCTTTTCATCAGGCAACAGCCCATGCCAATTCCCTGTGTCTCAAAAGGCTTGTCAATGGGATGGTTCCAGTCAGGAATCCACCCGTCATCAGAGAACGTGTATGCCTGGACTTTGTAAGGAGGCCATCTTGAATAATACAATCCTGAAACAATAGGATGCTCATCATCGCATATCTTGAGTAAATTCTTTAATAAATCCTTATGAATCACCATATCCGGATCCAAAAATAATAAAAATTCTCCGCGGGCTCTTTTGATGCACATATTCCTTGCATGCGCAATGTTCAAATCCCCCATGATTATATGCTCATATTTGTAATTTTCAGGCTTTTCCATCTCTACAAAAGACTTGAAAAAGCTTGGAAATATGGCTGAACGCCATACAGGGATGCAAATGCTTACCAATCCCTTCTCAATTTCTATATGTTCTGACAAACCATTCACCGCACTTTTTGCATAATTTTTGCTTCATACGAAGATAATTATAGATTTTAATTTTGCCATTCTCACCGCAATTATCGCACTTTCCAATCATTTCAAAAGCCCCAAAAGTTCCTTATATTTTTTCTTTTCAATATCTTCTATCTCCATCTCAATTTTATTTATGATGATTTTAGGATTTATCCATTGCTCATTGACCTTTACATCTTTCAGGTCGATATTATGCTTTTTTGAATGCCTTTTCCATGTCACATCCTTCAATACCAGGATTTTCTTGTTCCTGCCCACTCTTTTCGGCTTTATAAAATCCCCGTAATAGATTGCCCCCATTTTTGTGAGAATCAGCATTTTCATATTATATATTATGTTTTAAGTTATATATAAGTATTTATAATCCTTTATCTATATAATAAAAAGGGGTGAGATTATGACTATAGTTGAAGACATTCTTGAAGATATTGTTGAAATAGACAAGGATATTATTTCAATTTTAAAGTCTGTCACAATTTTCGAAAAGGAAGTGATTAATAGAATCAAAAATATAGAAGATTCTTTAAGGCTTGCTGAAGTAAAGTCCAATGCAGTAACAACATTTGTGACTACTCCAGATGACTGGAAAACAAATGAGAAAAGAGTATTTTCAAAAATTAAAAAACAACTAAAAAAGAAAACCGGAAAATGGTGTTGGGGGTGTAAAAAATATGTTAAAGCAAGGAAGACTAAGCATCTCTGCGAAAGCTGCTACAACAAAAAAAGAAGAAAATCCAATGGTCCTGTGCAACCTAAAGGCAAAAGTGACAAGCGGAAGATACAAAGACCAAAGCATGGAAATAATAATAGGGCAAAAGGGAGAAGACCACAAAATCCTGATAAACGGAAGAGAAATTAAGAACTGCACGGATCTGAAACTGGAAATAAATGTGAAAAGAAAAGGGATACCTGAATTAACATTAAAACTTTTAGGAAAATAAAATGTCAAGACCAAAATTAATTAGAAAATCTGGAAGACCAAAATTATCGCTGGAAGACCAGGCTAAAAGATATTATCCACCAAAAAAAGTCGATAGGGAAATTTGAGTTCATACATCTCACCGATAGAAACCAATGAATTCTGTCCCCGATAAAATAGGTCGTTAGAAATGAGTGAAGAAGCTGAATTTATGTGCAGGAATTTTTTGAAGAAGCCCAAATTAAAGGACATGCTGAAATGCTGAAATAAAAAAATATCAAGGTATGAATACAAAGGCGATTGCGAGCATGTGCCAAAGAATTTAATAATGAGTGTAGGATAAAAGTGACAAATTATATTTAGCCTTTTTGTATATTTCTGGTTTTATATTTCCCACCACCTTTAACAGTTTAAACCAAAAAACAACTATTATTCAGAGGCTATAAATGCCTCTTCAATCTCGAAGGTGGAATATGCCTAAAAGAAATCCGGAATGGGATAAGAGATTCGATTCAAAAAGGGAATACAAAAGAGCCTTGTCTCCAGACCGCGGCTGGATTTCATTCGGCCTCATTTCTGACACTCATTTTGTAAACAATTTCTGCCGTGAAGACGCCGTGAGGGATATTTACAGGGATTTCAAGAGGATGGGAATACATCAGGTGTTCCATTGCGGCGACTTATGGGATGGATGCACTGGATACACGCAAATTTATCCCGGCCATATACATGATGTCCCGTTCATCGGGTTTACAGACGGCGTCAATTATGTGGCAAAGCATTATCCCAGAAATGGAATAAATACCTCGTTCATTCTTGGAAACCATGACGCAAAAGTTCTTGAAAGGGAAGGGACTGATTTCGGGGAAACAATAGCAGCATTAAGGCCTGACATGGACTATCTCCAGCCATATTATGCAAGGATACTTCTTTCGGAAGACCCCCATCTCACCCTTGACCTGGTCCACCTTGCAAAGCATATACCCTACACAATAGGATATGCCTTACAGTCATATCTCAGGTTAATACCACCCAGCAAGAGGGCTGACATCTATGGAATGGGGCATACCCATCACCACCAGCATGTGAGTGTTGAGGGCGATGACGAGTCATTTTTGGCAGGCGGCTTCCAGGATCCGAATGAATATTCAATAAGAAGGGGAGCTGGATCAGAAATCGGGGGATACAAAT